CGTCGTTAGAATATAGACCACACCGCCCCGCACGATCTTCCCCTATCGCGCCGGGTGATTCGCTGGACATCAAAAAAGGACCGCTTAACGCGATCCTTAATTGATCTACATTAACAAGTTGTCGGCAATACAACTGCATTTCCTGCGAGTATTGAAAGATATACCGGATTGGCAATGTTATTGAATTTATTGCTCATGCAGGGATAAGCCCTAATTGTTCCATCATCATTTAAAACTCTTAACATAACAGGTTCTGAATGATAACCATCGCTATCAGACCAAGTAAGTTTTGCCTGAACATTTATGGAAGATAATGAAGCATCACTTTGACATCGCCAATATACCGGCGTTTTCGTTCCGATATTGAATAATGCATCATAACCGAGTGTAGCGCCGGGTGCAAATGCAAGATCTGCATCAGACCATGCAACTTCAATCATGTTGTTTGTTCTGTTTTCTTTGAATTTTAAAGTACCGCTTGAAAACAATGCACTATTTAAAGTAACGGTTGTTTCTTCCTGCGCTCTTCCGTTTGTTGCAAAATTACCGCCTGTAATAAATGAAGCAATACCATAGGCAATTTGATAATTACCGACTGATGTAGGATGTGTTCCGTCACCCTGGAAGACTCTGTAATCATGCATAGCCATTATTGCATTATCTATAACACCGAAGCCATAAACACCAAGGTTGTTATATGCAGCATAAGATACATTTCTAATATTTGTCATTGTTGCTTTGTCTGTATTCCATCCAATCATACCGGCAACAAGTTTTGCATTTGGATATGTATTGCGTGCATAAGTTGCAAAATCTTCAGCACCCTGATAAACATTTGATATAGTTCCTGCGGCATCATTTACACCGCCGCAAACAACAATCAAGCCAATTGCTTCCTTATCGGGGACAGTTCCTTCAAGACCTTCAAGCAATGATCTGAATGACGGTCTGCCGTTTAATCCCTTAAAGGATGCACCGCCATAAGCATTAACCCAAAAATCTGTATTTTCAGTCAATCCAAGCATTTCGCCAACAAGGTAAGGATAAGCAGTACCGGCAGCAGTTGTTGTCTGTGCATAACTGTCACCAATAAATATAATTTTTCTATTCATGAATGCATCAAGCTTATCATCAATCTGTTCAACTACATCACTGTAATCAATAACTTTAATCCAATAATCTGTATTGGAAATATCAATTCCTGCAGGAACCGGTTGAAGTGATAAATATGATGTACCATCATTCAATGATACAAGATCATATTTTGCATATTGTTCAGCTATTGACCATAAACCGGCATAATGGATTGTGTTGAGTGCTTCAAAGGTATTCATTTCAATGCCAAGTTCTTTGATTTTTGATAAGATCCAATCAAGGTTTAATTCATGAAAGTCTGTATAAGGATATTTATTAAACATCTTTCTACCCCCTTAAATTAAAAATACGGACAGATAATAATTATCTGAAGAATAATTTGAAGTTGAACCACCTGAAATGGTGATTGTGTAAATCTTTGTGCTTGCGTTGTATGCAATGTTGGTTACATTGTCAAGCTGCACAATGTCAAAGCTTGTTTTGCTTTTGATAATAACAGTCATGTTTTATACCCCCTTAATAAGTGTATATTGTTAGTTCCTGCAAAAACAGATTTGCAATTTCATCATATATATTGAAGCGGGAAACATCAATTTCTTCAAGAACCATGCTTTGTGTAGTTTTTACACCAATATTGCCATGAATTCTGCCTGAATGAATACCATTTGAAATATCATTTCCCTGCATTGAATCAATTGAGTCTGTCTTTGTTTCGCCTTTTGCATCAGTTGTTCCAAGTGAATTATTTACACCCTTTGATGTAGTATCTGACTTATCATGGGGTGAATAATCGGTTGTATCATACGCACTTCTTTTATTGGTGTTGTTGCCTTCACCAGATGAAACGGATGCATCTGATGCAACTGCGGTTTCACTTCTTTGTGTGCCTTCCGAATGAATTGAATCATTTTGTGTTTTCTTTGAATTGGCATCTGTCCAATCTTCAATACGATCATAATTTTCAATCGGATTGTATTCTTTGCCAAGCACAGAAATCCATCTTTCCATTGTGCGCTGCCATTTGCTTGACCATCTGCCGATTGCATCCTTCATAAAGTCAAAATCTGAATATAATGCTTCAAATTCACCGCCATTAAGAAGAATTGTATCAATCAAAAGTGAATTATCAATGCCTGCAGGTGTTGAAAGATTGGCAAAAAGGGTGTTATCCCAATTATACATTCCTATCAGTGTCAGTTTCGCTGCTGCCATCTTCTTCACCCCTTTCTATATTATAACGAAGTTCAACCGTCAACTTATCTTTCCCGGTAAAACCAAGAAATTCATTGCAGATTTCCATTGTTCGCGTTAATTCATCAAACCATATGATGGAACGCGCAGTAGAATCAATCTGTCTTGATTCTGCTTCAGATGTGACCATCCTTTCTTTCTTCTCATAGGGGATTGTCGGTATACCAACTTCACAATCAAAGTTGTTAAGTATCGTCTGAAAGTCTTTCAATAAATCAGTAATGATATATGATTGTTTCAAATTATCGCGGAATAAAGCCTGCCAAGGAACATCTTTATCAGTAGGATCATTTGCAAGCTTTGAATCAAAGAACACTGCAGGTTCACCGCGTGAAATTTTATCAAACAGTTTTTTCAAAACTTCTGATGCAGCTTTATTCTTTGCACCGACAATATAAGCAAACTTTGTGTTTATAATTGCTGTATTTATTGCACAATCCATTGCAGCAAGCTTTTCCGAATAATAATTTATAATATCAAAAACACCATAAAAATCAGGTGTTAATTTAAGAAGTTGCGTATCTTTTCCAATTTCAAATTCCTGTTCATTCTTTCCTTGTGCATTCACAGGAAGTGCAGGATTTGAAAGTAAAACTTTTGTAGGTTCATAGTAAAAATTGTAACCGCTTGCAGTTACCGGATTAAAACACTTGCCAAGTGTCGGTAAATCAAAAACACCTGCAAACCCGTAAGCAAACAAAGACCAATACAAAAGATTTTTGTGTTCATTCCATATTTTAGGTGTACCAATAATCAAAGTAGAACATGCGCGCTGGAATAATGACCTTTGCCAATATCTGAAAACAACATTGTTGTATGCTTTGACAGGTGATGGAAAATAGGAACCGGCACTGACATTTATTTCTTCATAATTTAGTGGTAAATAACCGCGAAGATTAAGCGCTTCCATTGCATACCTTCCTTTCATAAGATTTGCCCCGGGGCATTATGCACACCCCGGGACATAGGGAATCGAAAAGGAAACATCAACCCATATAGAGAAGAATTCCGTTTTCAGTAAAGTCATTGATAGCATTCTTTGCGAAATGCCACCACATGTTGCGGTATCTCTTGCGTGCTTCAATGGGTGTTGAATATGCGGAATCAAGCTGATAATCAACCATCAATGCATCTTCATCATAAAGAACACCAAGAACATTATTAAGCGCAACATTTGTTCCTGCTATCTGCTGAGTAGGATCTGATACATCAGGGATTGCAGGTGTAACATCAATTGCCATTGGAACATTTTCATTTTGCCAATAATCAACACCTTCAAAGTTTTCAACTTTGAGATATTCAGGATTGAAGATTGAAGGCATAACAGTTGCTTCTGCTTTAATCCAGAAAGGTTTGTAGAGAATAAGCTTCTGTCTGTCTTTGGGTGTATGTCTTAAAAGTTCATAATTTACACCACCGATAGTTTTGGCAGGTGACCAATGATATTTGATGCTTCTGTGTGTCAACTGATCGGATAAAACTTTGACTTTTTCAACAAAGAATCTGACGAAATCATCAAGGATTGCAGGTGTTGAAAGAATCTGTGCAGTTGTAACTGCAGGTGAAAGCGCACGATCTGCATTATATGCTGCAGTCATATCAATAGCTGCACCGTTTACTGCATTAAGATCATAAATACCTGCCATGTAGTTAAGAAGTGTCAATCTATTGAATGCTTCCTTCTGTGATTCAATATCATTGCCCTTTTCAACCATAATTCCATTGACAAATGCTGCAAAATCTTCAGGACTTCTGAAAGCAACCTGCAACTGATCTTCATAAACTGTGGTTGAATCATCCCAAACGGAACGACCGCCAAAATTGAATTCCATGGGAACGGGCGCATTCTGTTCCCACATTGTAGGAAGTGATGCACCACTATTTGAACCGTTATCATATCCCATTGCATGGTTTGTGTTAAGGTTCGTATTGAATGCACCTGATTCTTTTGCAGGTCTTGAATAGAATGAAATCTTTCTCATTCTGTTTGCGTAAAGACCGGAATTAAGAGAATTCATGATCATCAGTTTTGCCTTGTAAGGTCTGACTGCCATGAATGTTCTACCAAGAATCAATGATAATGTGTTCAATGTGTTTTCTGTACCGGAACGAAGGATTGTTTCACCAACCGATACAAAGTTTGAAGAAGTAACAGTTGTCACTGAACTTGACTGACCTGTCATTTCTTCAACCATTGCCTGTACAATCGCACAAGCATCAACGGGTGTTAAAACTCTTGCCATGTTAAATACCATCCTTTCATGATAATACTGATTTAAAAATGTTGTTTATTGTTTCAGATGTTGAAACTTTTGTTTGATTGTTCGAAACATCTGATGCAATGTTTGTTTTCTGTGCTGCTTCCAGCTTTGCAGATAATTCTTCAATCTGCTTCTTCTGTTCTTCAAACATTGTTTTATAATCAGGTCCATCTTTGTTTTCATCCACTGCAGGTGTTTCAGCCTGTTCTTTCACCTGTTCAGGTTCCGCATCACCTTTGGATGTGTTTTCTGCAGGTTCTTCAGATGCAGATGTTTCTGATGCATCCTTAATTATCATTTCTTCAATTTGTTTTGCCTTGTAGCCTGCCTTTACTAATTGCAAGCGGTCAATTAGTGTCAATTTTTCCATTTCGTTCACTTCCCTTCTTTATTTGAAAACGGGGTAGACATTGTTTGTTGGTTAGACAAGCACCCATGCCTACGCATTCAACCCGGGGCTTATTGCCTACCCCTTAACTTAAATATATCAATATTGACTTGATTAGTCAATAATTTAGCAATAAAAAGTGCGTATACTTAAAATATACGCACAAATTATTATTCGTAATAAAAACCGCTATTAAGGAAGGAATTGATTTCATCCCTTTCGGAATTATCACCGGCAATTTCAACTGATGCATTTTCACAAAGAACAAATCCTGAATGATTGGATATTGTATCAACATATTGACATGGTCTGCCTTTTGTTGCAATGAAGTCTGCATTTGTCGGATCTAATGTGTGCGGTGCATATCCGACAATTTGAAATTTATCACCATAAGCAGTTGCAGCTTTGCCATCAAGTGAACCTTTCAAAGAAACACTTCTTCCATTTAAAGATAATGCCATTTGTGCAGCTGATGTGATAAGACCAACACCGCCACCGATATAATTACCGGCTGCAATACCTATTGCGGAATTGATACCGCCTGAAATTGCGGATGCAGCACCGCCAATATTTCTTGTTAATGTTGCAATAGGTACTTCAACCGCAACATTAAATTGAAGTGTTTGAACAATTGCCCCGGCAGAATCTGCATTGATAATAACAATAACATCACCGGTTGTTCTGTCAACCCTGTACTGAATATATAAGTTTGTAGCACCAACCAAATCGGATGCATTCAAATCAACAAATCCATACATAGGCACAAGCAGTCTGAATTGTGTATAAGGTGCTGCGCATCTGTAATCCTGATCTGACCGCCAAGGAATAGCAATTGTAGTTGCACCATCAACATAAATTGAAGATCCTGTTATTCTGTATGCACCAACACCAAGTGTATGATTTGCTACATTGATATTTTCTAAAGATGTCATACCGGAAGCAGAAGAAACTGATGTATAATCAAACGGCATCCATTTCAAAGATATGATTGCGTTAGACACATTATTATAATATTTTAAAATATCATCAATGATTGTTCCATCAAGCAAATCATTTGCCAATGCCTGAATTCCGGTTGCATTATCATAATATTGTGCTGCAAAGCTTGAAAAAGATCCTTTATCATTTACTACTGATAATAAGTAACAACCAATAGGATCTGCAAAATAAACACTGAAATCATCAACTGCGCGTACAATTGTTTTTTGCGCGGAAACATAAACTTCATGATCAGGAATCCAAACATTATAACCTGTGCTGGATCTCAAAATCATTGCCTTTGTATTTCCAACTTCCGTTTTATGTGTCGCAAGAACATCTTCTTCAAGATTATATTGCGTCATTCCATCAGTTAATATTATGGGTTCACCGACAAAATAATATTTTCCGAAATCATCAATCCTGCAATAATCAATGTCAATTGCATTGCCTGTTAAAATAATTGAAGGTGAATCAACGGGTGTATCTTCTTTTAATACAATGTCAATTTCTGTGGGTGTTGTTGCAGGAATCTTTGTTGAATTCTTCCTTTTTGAAAAATTCTTCCAGTATTTCAACTTCATACTTATTCACCATCCTTGTCAAGCTTATCAATAAGTTTCTGAACAACAATTGTATTGTTGTTGATAGCTTCCGTCACTTTGTCCATTTCATTCTTGTGATTGGTAGAAAGTTCTTTGATATCTTCACGGTAATTTTTATTGACTTCTCTAAAGAAAATTGCCATGCCGATACATGCGACAATGGGAAATCCCAAACTTCCAATCATTGTGATAATCATGTTTGCATCCATCTTTTATACCCCCTTTGTATATTTTAATGAAATCCAGCCTGCACCGGATTTAAGTTTTCCCCAATTGCCTTTTTGTTCAACAATGGTATAAACACCATGATCTGTTATTTCACCAACCTTCTTTGATTTTGCATCAGGTTCTTTCCTTATATTTAAACAATTGCATGTGACTTTTACAAGAAAAGATTTATCAACATTGTCGATGGGTTTTTCAATGGGTTTCTGCTCAAGACATAATTCATTGTTTATTCTTGTAATAATTTCTTTTATATGATTTCTTATATACATGCCGGGGCATTCAGTAGCTTGAAACATATAATGAAATGTCATTGAACCTGTTTTGTCACCTGTGAAATATGGTACAATGCAATATCTTCTGCAGATATCTGCGCAAAGTTCAACAAGCGAATTCATGACAGCATCTGATATTTCCCATGTCGGCGCACCTTTGCAATTTGATACTTCAATTGTGATTGCCTGTTCATCGTTTTGGCGGTTCCCGGAACACCATGATCTTAATTCTTCAGGAACAACACCAATGATTTCACCGTCTTTGCCGATTGCATAATTGCAGGAAGCACATCTTCTTTCTACTTTAAAAATGGAAGCAAGATTTTTTCCGGAAATAACACCGGCAGCATGATGAATTGTGATTTTTGTTATTTTCTGTCCGTTCCTGCCGGAATGACATGGACTTTCAATTTTTTCTTTTATAAGTTCTGAATACATATGTTCACCACCTTTCTTATTTTAAATGTATCACACAAGTTGACATTTGACAATAAATAGGTATACTTAAATTAACCCCAATCAAATTTGATGTCATAACATTTAATTCTTACAAGAAAAGCAGGATGCATTGCACCCTGCCTTTTCTTTTTCAATATTCAGTTGTCAAGGTTCGGTGACTGCGATATCAAAACGGCATTTCTGCCGATTCATCAATTGACATGAAGTCCAGATCTCTTCATCCGATAAGTTCGGAAATGTTCTGTGCAAGTTCATCCATATCTTCATTTAATTCCTTATCAAGATACAAATAATCTTTGTATTCATCCCCGGATTTAAACTGCGGACCACCTACCCAAACATTGTCTTTTGTTTCATAAAGGGAACATCCCTTTATTGTGAAGATACCGTCAAGACATAATGACATGGGTGTGATTGTGAGCTTCCCTGCTTCCCTTTTTCTTTCAGGGTAAATTCTGCCTGAATATTCAAAGTGTTTGCCTTTGAATGAAAATTCTTTGAAATCTGCTGCATTTGATGAATTCTTCTTTTTAGCTGCCATTGTTTTAATTCCTTTCTACATTTACATATTCTTTATTTAAATAATCCCTTATGGATTTATTTAAATCACTTTTGGTTTTGTTCATCTTCACATATTTCATTGCACCGCGAAGATAATCTTTAAACACTTCTTCCATTTCATCTGAACCAAACGGAATCAATATTGTGTTGTACTGCCCATCAATGAGAAGTAAACCTTTTGTTTCATTCTGCCACTTTTCTTCATTATTCAATTGCAACACCCCCTTCAAGCTTTTCGAGATAATCTCTTCTGATTGATGCACCCTGTCTGCAAATTTTAACAGTTTCTTCATCATCAAGATATCCGAATTTTTCCATCATTCTAATGACTGTATTAAACACAATCAAATCATTCATTGTTTCATTTGATACTTCATCCAAAGTTTCATAAGCATCAATTGTTCCCTTAAGATCTGCGCGGAATTTTGCTTCAAGTTCATCAAGTTCTTCAACTATGTTGATGTGTTTTCCGGCTCTTATATTGTAATCAAGTTGTTCCTTCATGTTTCCCAATTCCTTTCATTGTTTTGAATTCTTCACACTTTTCACATGTGGTTTCAGTTTCTTTTTCACATTCATCACACCAAAAGCAAATGTGCTTCCAATCCCCGGTGAGAAGTTCCCACACTTCTTTGTTTGGTTCGAATCCCAATTTGATTCTGTTTTTCATATAGGATTCAAATTGTTTTCTTCCATCCAGCAAATCAATTGCATCAAACTTTGAATACATCCTGCGCCTTGCATTCTTCCGGCGCAGCTTGTATGCAATTATGTATCGCATTTTGCATCACCTTCCTTTCTTTATGAATTACAATAATCAATAAAAGCATTTAATGCTTCAATTGCCTTGCATCTTGTATAAAATCTTTTGCATTTGTTCCATTTTCTATGTGGTTTTAGTCCTGCATATCTTCTTGAATTATTGGTATATAAATATTTTTCCATATTCACACCACCTTTCCGATTCACTAAAGTTAGTATACCAACTTTTATTTTATTTGTAAAGTGGGTATACCAACTTTTATTAAAATTTTGTTATATCTTTTGTTTCAACCCATGCACCAATTTTATTTGCCCAATGGAACATGTACTCATATTCTTCATGCGTAACTTCTCTATGCAATAATTCATATAACCATGCAATAACTTCAACAACATTCACATCTATATCAAGCTTTATATCGTTTGTCATTTCATCATTGAACATGATATCAGGATTCTGAAATATATTATCAATTAACCATTCCCTTAAATCTTTCAATTTTTCTTCATCCATAATCAATCCCTTTCTATATTTTAAATATCTTTTTATAATTGATAATCAAATCATACATTGTATAATGGGTAAATTGCATCTTATCTTCAATGCAGGCTTCACGCAAATCCCATATGTATTCATTGAAAAATCGCTTCTGTTCGTTTTCCCTTGCAAGATTAAATACCGGGCATTTATTATTCTTTGCATATGTTGAATAATAGTATCCGTCTTTTTGATAAATAAACACCTGTTTCTTCTTATAAATATATGAAACAATTGGTTTATATCCTTTCATCCGTTGGTGTTTGACCGCAGAAAAATCATCATAAGCAAAATGCCCTGAAAATGACATCTCATGCCATGCAGTTCCGGTCATTGCAACTTCAATGCCTGATTTTTCCGCGTCTTTTTCAACATCATCCATGTGAATATTGTGAAGCAGAATCTTCCTGTCTTTCTGATAAAGGAATTCTTGATCATAAATATCCATATCGGCAGCTGCATCAGTCACATCCAATATATTAAATGTAGGATTGTTTATGCTTGTTGCATTGGCAAGGCATATGAGTTTCAATTCACCCCTTCCGCGCTTAATCCTGTCCCTGCTTATGGTCATGTATATATCAAGCAGCGCATCACCTTCATTTCTTTTTACAATCTCATAAGCTTTTGGGATGAATTCATCAAATATCAGATAATCACATTCTGACAAATCAAAACCTTTGATATCTGCAGCTGCAGAAAGTGCAACACAATATCCAACCGGTGAACCCGTTGGTTCACCTTCTTCATTGGAATGATAAAAACCCGCAATGCCTTTTTCAATCTTCATGGGTTTTATATCCCATCCGAAATCACGATTCAGGGGAACAAAAGGCGACATATCAAAATTTACACCGCGTTTACCACCTGCACAAAGCATCTTTACATCATCCTTTGTTCGCTTCAAGAACACAAATTTCTTCTTATCTTCAATCATTTTTCTTAAAGTTGAATATGTTTTACCCGGACCGCGCTTTGACCATATCAGATAACACCATGCATCCGGGTATGCTTCAATATCTGTTCGTATATCATAATATTTCATGATTATTTCCCCATACTATTCCAATCAATAACTGTACTATTTATTTTATAAATTTCCATAATACAAAACATTGCAACAACTGACCAATAATTCAATGATTGATAATCATTAGCAAGATTCATTTTATTGATTGCATTTTCTAATTTCTGATATAATTCATTTAAATCACCTTTCGAATTTGGCATAAAGTCAAAATGTATCATTTCAATCACTTCCTTTCAGTTCGGTCATAAGACCATTGCCAATAGCATCTTTACACTTCTGTTCCATTTCGTCAATTTCGTCTTTATTAAAAGAAGAATATATATGAGTAATTGTTAATTTTTCCCCAATTATTGTATCAGGATTTTCCCTTTCATATCGAATTAGTAATTTCATTTATATCACCAACCTTTTCCCATCTTTGTTCAATTGATTTAATCAGTTCCATCTTATAAATGTATTCATCAACATGTGAATTGAATACTTTATCTTTTGAATCATAAAATAGTCTTACAACAAATCCTGCATATGTATTTGCATGTGTTTCAATATGATCAATGCCTGAATTAAAAAATTCAACACTTCTTCCATCAACAAATATTATTCTCAAATAATTAAATTTTAATTTTTCCATTTCAATCACCTTCCTTTTCTATAAGTGCATAAATAACCAAACATACTACAAAAGATAATAGTGCGCCGATTATCATTGCATAAATATCCCTGCCTGTTACATATACAACACCATTGTCATATGTCCAGCTTTTAAATTCTTCCAATATTTCAAAAATATTATTCATATTCATCCCCCGTATAAATCGGAATTTCAATTTCTTCTTCCCATAATGAATCCCAATCAACAACTGTTATATCATCCAGCACATATGTTGTTGGTGAAAGGTCTATGGAATCACCGCGTTCATTTCCGTTTTTGTCAATCCATGTATCCGCTTCATAATAATATGTGTGTTGAAGTTTCCCGGTTGTTTCACCATCAAATACAGTTCCCCTGTGAAAGTTGTTGATTTCATCCTTTAAGCATTCAACACCTTTCTTTGGAACACCGGCAACTGTAATTTTAAGCTTATTTGCTTTAGTTCTTCCTTTTTCATCAGGTATTCTGTATTTTGGTATGTCCGCATATCTGCAAACATATCTTTTTGCACCGCAGGTCCTGAATTCTGAATATATTCCATCAACTTCCGCAACACCCAACCAAAATTGCCTGTCACCGATTGTTACACAATCATAATCATTAGCCTTCAATTTGTTCCTGCAATTTTGATTGTATGCTTCAACTTTGTCCATGTCCCATTTTGTGGCATAGCATGAATCAGTGTCGGAATAAAGCCATATTCCATCCGGCGCAACGCATTTTCCCAAAGTATGCAGATTATAAAATGCGTAGGATGTAACCCAAACACCCCATTGATATGGAAGAATTGAAGTGTATTTCTTCACATATTTTTCATATAATTCTGCATCATCAATTTCTTTGTTTACTGCATAAGCGCCTGTTTGGTAATCTTCATCAATCATCTGCTTAACCGGCTTTTGAACCGTCATGCCGTATAATGCATTCAGTTTTGACTTTGCGATTGAATAAAGAACCGGATCACCATCTTTAAGTTCACATTTATCCTGATAGCATTTGAATACATAATCAGTGAACCATCTTGGCAAATATCCTTTTTCGGAATAATAAACATCTGTGCAAAGTCCCTTGAATTTGTATTGTTCACAGATAATCTGCAGGTCAATTTCATTTGTGTATATTTCAACCATTTCCGCTTGCAATATTCTTCCATTATCTTCAATGGCATTGATTGACTTTGCCTTTGACATCTGAAGCACCGGCATCGGTTCATCTTTTCGCTTTAGTTCCGGTTTCATCATTATAAGTTTGAAAATATATGCATATTGTTCAGCATTTCGAATAATGAAATCCGGTGTAACATTTTCTTCCAACGGCGCAAATTTTTCCATCGGATATTTTTCAGTCAACATTACAAACGGATATGATGAACCAAAATCAAGACAAATGATTTCACCCTTAACAGTTATTGATATCCTGAATCTGTTTGCATGTGTATAACCGCCATGAAAAACCTTTTCAAGCATCTGCTGGATAAAGAAATCAGGAACAATTCTTTTGAACATATCACGCGCATGATATTCTTTGCCTATCGTTCGGACCGCTTCACGCGGAATGCCGGTTGCAGTATAAGGCATGGAATAAATATGTTTGTGAAGTGTCTGCATTGTCTTTTGCAGGCATTCAACACCTGCAAGTGTGTCATTTTCGATATAATGCAGTTCGTCAATTGTGAAAGGTTCATTCTGATTTCTTACTTTGTCATAATCCCAACATCCAACCGCCTTCTTGTGTTCAACATCAAGATCTTCCGCCCATTTTTCCAATTTTCTTTGCGCAAGCATCAATGCATCTTTGAAAATTACACCATTATTGAAATTGATGAACAATGGAAAATGTGACTTGATATTCAATTGTTTGTCAGGTGTTCCCCATTTCTGCATGATGAATTTTCGAAGAAACACCCAATCATATGACATATTGTGCCAATATATGATTGTTTTATCACCTTGCATCTTGTTGTGCATTTTGGTAACACATTCAACGAATTCGGAAGGTTTTGTTCCATATAATGTAACAATATTCCTATCGAATGCCCTGATTGAAATGGTCCATGCTACAACATAATTGCTGCAGTTTTCTTTGTATTTCTCTTTTGATGTTTCCGTATCTGCCATAATGATACAATCATTGTATGTTTCACCTTTGTGACCGTTTCCCGCCCGGCAGATATACATGATCTTATCGAAAACAGAAAAATCAAAATCTTTCCAATATGCCATTTTGTATGTGTGACAGTTCTGAAAAAATTCTTTCCTTTTATTATAGAGTCGATACCTTTTCATATTCCCTTACATATTGAAGAAATCCTTCACTTCATCCGGATATTGCGCCAAAGCTTTGTTGACTGCTATATCAAGCATTTCATTTTCAACTTTTACATGCAAATCCTTCTTTTCCTTGATATCTTCAACAATTTCCTTTTCGTTTCTTTGAATCGTGTTCATGATCTTAAGCGCAGTCTTTGAACCAACCTTCTTTGCAAGTTTATCAGATAAAGCAGAATCGAAATATTGCGCCATATCCTTCCATGTTAAGTCTTTCCAATTCGGATCTGATTTCTTCATTGTTTTGTTCAAAGAATCTGCCCTTTTCTTGTAAACATCAACAATTCCCTTCTTTGTTGATGTTGGTGATTCAAGAAAATGCTTGATATCGTTAATCTTTGATAAAAGGTCTGTCATTGATTCAGGCGGTGCGGTGTTGAATCTCTTTGCATCTTCACCGGACCATTGTTCAATGTCACGCATTGCCCGGGCATATGCCCATTGTGTAGCAGGCTTGAAGTCTTTGTCATGCTGGTATGATTCAAGCCTAACCAATCTTTGGTCTGCAGATTTTGCCAATGTCTTGTATACTTTCACAAGTTCATTGTAATCATCCGGCAGCCAATAATTCGGATCTAATATCTGTTTGGTTGTATAACCTTTCAAAATAATCACCTGCCTTTCAAAAATAAGTATACCGACTTTTCAAATTGATTGCAATAGCTATGCAAAATTAACCGATACGGTCAATGGCGCAATAGATCACCCATCTGCAATAGGGGAAGATCGTGCGGGGCGGTGTGGTCTATATTCTAACGACG